TTGTACTTTTTTAATAACACCTTGATTAGTTGTAGGCCCAAATAGATATGTTTTAGCAGTGAAATTCATTGAGTATATTACTGCTCTTCTATTTGTAAATGCACCATCATAGCTGTCTTCATAGTTTACACTGTTTAGAATAATAGGTACGTCTCTTTTTATATTCATATCAGGCATAACATTTACTGTTACTGTATAATCTGGTTGAAAGAAAGGTAATATTTGTTCTACAATTTGTAAACCATTTTCAGCAGTTGCTGTAAAAGCATAAACATTTAAACTTATGTTATATGGTACAGGTGTATAATTAAAACTTTGTTTTTTTGAATCTTCAAAATCTGTTGGCGATGTTTCTAATAATGGATATTCAGCATATCCTGTTGTAACATTTGCTTTTTCAAACTGAATATGACCACTATCATCTTCCATATATACTCTGTCCATTTTAGCAACAGATTGATCTCTTGTCAATGGTGTTTTTTCCGTTCTATATTTTTGAACCCTTGTTAATTTTCTACTAGGGTCATATGATAATCCTGATATTTCAAAACCTATTCTAGGTAAAGTTAATGCCATTGATCTATCATCTAAATCTTTTTGTTCATCTAAACGGACTAAAAACTTTTCTTTAGGAGCATATGCTAAAGGAACTTTTATTCTTTTTAGTACAGCACCAGTATCCTTATTAGTACTTTCAATAACTATATTATTAAATAGTTGTCCGAAAGCAATAATAATCTTTCTTAATCCTTCATTGTAAAACGGTGTTCCAAACATTATTGTCCTTTACTGGCTATTTTACCTTTGTTAATTCCTTCTTTAATTACATATTTTTGTGTGCCATTAGCACCAGAAACTACTTCTTTTTTTAAATTTCTTGATAGTTCCATTTGTTTTTTTTGTTTTAAAGTTTTATTATGAAACTCATGTAATTGTCTATGTCTATCTCTTTCCATTAAATGTCTACCTCCCCAAATGGATTTCTTTCAGTAAAGTCTAGTACATCATCTGCTACAGAAGCAGTATCAAAACCAGCCGCCGTATCTAAATCTAAATTTTGTGCATAATCAGATTGAGTTTGTACAGTAGTTTCTGTGGCGTCATATTCTTCGTTTAATAAGAAGTTAGCATTACCAGATGATTCATCATCTTGTTCTAGTTGCATACTACCAACTTCATTTTCTAAACGCACTCTGTCTACTAATAGATTAACTGAATTTTCTCTTTCTCTTTTATCAATGTCATTTACTCCGACATCTATTTCTTCGTTTGAATATTCCCAACGTGTAACTCTTAATTTGTAAACAGGTAAGTTACCTAATTGAAAGAAAGGTTCCTGATCTTCTACAAATTGAATTTCAAAGAAACTGTTCATCAAAGGAAAAAATAATATATCTCCTTCGTTTGGTCTACCTTTTACATTTAATTCTGTTCTAACGTCTATCTTATTATGAAAACGTCTTTTAGATACCATCAATGTAGTATCTTCTCTAATTTCTAATCCAAACTTATTGATTAATTCTTGTTGACCAGCAAATCCTTCAGTAGTTTCAAAATACATTTCAATAGGAAAAGCATTTTTAAATTTACTATTAACGTCTTCACCTAATACTAAATCTCTGTTTACAATTTCTCTCGGCATATAGTAAATTAAATTACCATATATTTTTAATCCTTCTATGATTAAATCTTCGTATAGATATTTTTCGGATGCATTTCCGATGCCATCTCCGTGCTGAAAGTATGGATTCATTACTACCATAGTTTTTATCCTATTAGAAAGTTATGAGGTTCTTCAAACGTTGTACGTATTTCTGTTTCTAATTTTTCACACTCTTGTAGTGATTCAGAATATATTTGACCTCCGTTAAGAGTCACACCACCCACCATAGCAACGCCATTGAATTTAGATAGGTTTGCTCCCCATTGTTTTTTAAATAGTGTTGTGACATATCTTTTTAACCATTGGTCATTATATACATCTGTAAATGTTTCTGGATCTAATTTTCTAAAACAATCTATTACTAAAAATTCACCTACTTGTAAATCTTCTTTCCAATCCATATCAATGAATAATTTATTATCGTTTTGATTAAATCTTAATGGTTTTTCACCAACTAAAATGTGATCTAAAAAGTCTAACTGTCTCATCACAAGATCATAGTTAACTACCGATGTTGAAGAAAAATCATAGAGATCATTTAGTCTCATCTGATATCTTACATCAAATAAATTCAAACTTCCTTTACTTGAAAAAGGAAATAAATTAGTGACAGATATAACTGATTCAGGAACTACTATAAAATTTTGATTTTCTTTCCATGTTGTAGTTACCGAATTTTTAGTTTGTGATTCTGCTACGTCTCCGTTAGTAACAATTCTATCATAATCAGCTTGTGTATACTCATATTTTAAGTAACATCTTCTTATTGCATTCATATGATATTGAGAATAATATTGTAAAGCTTCATCTAATCTATCCTCTAATTGATCATTGTCAACGTTAATTTCTATAACAGGTTGACCTAATGCTCTTAAAGCGTAGTCTTTTAATTCTTCTCTTGTTGTTGGTGTTGCCATATGATACCTCTAATTCCCTAATATTTATAAGAAAACTAAAAACTAAAAATAACTAATTATGAGAAACTGCTGAAATAATTGGCATATTATTCTCCTATTAAGCTGGATTAAGTTCAGCTTCTTGTGCAGCTTTAAAAGTAGCATAAGCAGCTTTAACATCTTCTGTCCAAACTGCATTACATACTGCTTGAACATCTGCATGTTCTCCAGTTATAACTGCGTCTGGTGTCAAAGAATGTCTATGATACTTTCTTGATAATTCTTCGCCATCTTCTATAACTACAGTATCTGTTCTTACTTGAACTGATTTGTATTTTCCGACCACTTCAATCTTTCCGATTTGTGTCTCTTTAGTTATTGCCATTGTTGTCTCCTGTGTTGTTGTTAAGCTGATTGATATGAAAATGAAAATGCAATTCTATCGTTAGCTGCTAATTCAGTTGCTAAATTCATATAAGTTGTAAAATGACTATTTCCTGCTGTAAATACAAAAGGTTTAGGATAATAAGTTGTTTCCGATAAATCGTAAAAGCTAAGAGAGCCACCACCCCATTCTGAATCTGATGATAAACCAGTTTTAATTGCAAAAGGTAAAGTTGTATTAAAATAATCTCCTACTGCTGAACTAACAGTAGAAAATAAAAGATAACCATTTACAAAAACTCTATTACCAATTTTAATATAAGACATTACTGTACTACCAGTTCCAAATGCTAATGTTCCACTTGTTTGTGGTGTTACAGTAGGTGTGTGAGTTCCTTCTTCGTAATCGTCTAATTTGTTTGCTGCTGCTGTGCCACCAATGTAGATACCATCTGATGATCCTTCAAAGATTATATCTGTACCTGCTTTTAATTTTAAGTCACCCTCATATGATACAGCAACTCTTTCAGCACCACCAGAATACATTCTAACTCCACGTCCTGCCGCCCCGTTAAATAACAAAATTCCACCATTTTCTGAAATATACGATTGATTATCTCTGAATTGTAATTGTCCACTACTAACCATTTTCAATGATGTATTAACATCTGGTGTTGTAAGTGTTTTATTTGTTAAAGTTTGTGTTGCGTCTAATAAAGCAATATTAGATCCTGTATAACCTGCTGAACCAGTGTAACCTATACCAACTGATCCTGTATAACCTTGTGATCCTGTAAATCCACCTGTTAATGGTTGTAAAGCCCATGCGTCCCCATTCCATTTCCATGTACGTACACCTAAATTATATGTATCGTTTAGAGACGGACCTGACGGAAAGTTTATTGTTGGCATTTAAATTTTGTTCCTTCTATTTGTTCTATCACCATATTTATAATATTTATAACAATTTAAACAAGTTATTTTCCAATAAAAAACCCCCGAAACCTAGGCTCCGGGGGTTAATTTTGCACCTTTGATTACTATAGATTATTATGCTTTAACAATCTTTAGCGTGTGAGTTGCAGCTGTCGTTACCGAACCTGCTGGAAACTCTTGCGCTCTATAGTCATCGCCAACTTGTCTAGTATTGTAACTAGAGCCATCAAGTATAGTATTCGCCATACCTGAACCTCTTGTAGTACCAGAACCATTAAAGTTGTATCTAATCGTATATCCGTCTACTGAAGCACTTGCAGTCGCTCTAATCCACTCTTGACACAAAGTATCAAAAGATGAACCAGTTTGTTGTAAGTGAGTTGTACCGTCTATATTTAATAGATTTTCGTAAGATGACGTAGCACCATTTACTCTCTGTAAATAGTAACTAGTAATCGTAGTTGGGTTATCTTGTGCGTGGTCACCTATAGATCCAGCAGCATAAGCGCCAGTGTTGGCTCTTGTGTCAATGAATATAGGTGTGTTTGAACCACTAACTTCAGTAGCACCACTAACAGACGCTGAAGATGATATAAAATATGTACCACCTTGTTGCGTTGTAGTTGTACCTGCTGTAAGTAAATCAATAGCAGGATGTAAGAACGTATCCTTAATATCTGCTAAAGGCATAGCATGAATTTCACCACCACTTGTGTAGTATACCGGCCATGTTGTACCTGTATCAGTTGTCGGCGTAACCGAAGCAACTGTTTGACTTACTTTTTCATAGTTTGTTGTTACAGTTTGAGGGTCTTGTGTAGTACCTGATGCTGGAAAAGCAGTCGCACTATTAGAAATAGCACCTGCTTGTAATCTTGTATCAGAAATTGCTCCTAAAGAGCCACCTGAACCTACTACTGATAACGTAACTGACGGCGATAAAGAATATTGATAAACAATATTATCTATAACTGCGTCAACTTGAGCTGAAGTCATTTCAACTAGATTTCCACTGCTGTATACTAATGGGTTTCTTGTTGCCATAATTTATTTTCTCCTTTTAATTTGCTCTACTTATTATGTAGCGTTACCTATGATTGTTTTTAATGTAGTACCTGTACTATCTTTGATTAGTAAAGTTACAGCTGAGCTGAAGTTACTTGAATCAACAGTGTCTACTTGAGCACCTTGTGATCCTGTAAATCCAACAACACCTTGGTTAGAAAGCTCTACCCATTGTGTGCTGTTACCATCATTGTAGTAAAAGTATTGTACACCAGTTGCGTTGTCTACCCAAATATCACCTTCGCCTACGCCAACAGTTGGCGGAGTAGCTGAAGTTGTGATATCAAGATTACCTTCAGATCCAGTGTAACCAAAAGATCCTGTGAAACCTAAAGATCCAGTGAAACCAATGTCACCTTTTGATCCTGTGTAACCAATGTCACCTTTTG